AGCGCGTCGCTCCTGCCTTATGACGCCGCGCCAGCATGTCGCGCAGTAGGACAGATGCTTGCCGGTCCTGATCTGCCCACACCGCGAACAGTTGACCTGTGGCTTCTTCTTCGGACTACCGTGCTGCTTCCGGTACTCGCGACACCGTGCGTTCCAGCACTCGCGGCAGTTGGAGCTGTAGCTGTTGCGTGGCCTGACGCCACAGTGCAGGCACAACTTCGTAGACTGTTGCATGTCGGACCGCCTCTTCCCAGGTGGCTCGGCTGAGGCCGAGGAGTGCATGCTCCTCGGCCTCGCTTCGTTTAGATCACGGGGCGAACGTCGGCGCGGCCAGGCCACTACCAAGGATCTGCTGGTGCGAGTTGGCGTAGCGCCTCATGGTATAGGCAAAGTAGCCAAAAAGGACAAGCAGCACCCCGAGGTTTGCGGCCTTGGCCTGCTCCGCGCGGATGAACTGCGGCGCGTCCGGGTCTTCCCACAGGAACGACTCGTCACGCGGCACCACCACCACCGTGTCCTCAGTGCCGCCGCCGAGGGTGGTCGGGATGTTGTTGTCCGCGATCACCCGCATCCCCGACGGCAACACGCCGCGGAAGCCGGAGCCGTACTGCTCGGCCAGGTTCTCGCCACCGTGCCGCGGGTCGATGCCAGGCTGCCCGATCAGCGGCCAGGTGCTGACCATCTGACTCTGCAGCCAGTACCACCGGCGCGAGTGCATGACCACCACATCCGGGTCGGCCTGGCCCAGCAGGGCCGTCTCCGACGCCGATGCCGCACCCAGGATCCGCGGGTAGAGCAGCGCCCCGGTCGGGCTGCCCTCCGTCCACGTGATGTCGGTCGCGACGGCCAGGAGACCGGTCGTTGCCTGGTTGATGATCTTGCTGTCGAGGTTGGTCGCGTACCGACGCTGAAGGTCCCGCATGGTGACCTCTTCGATGCCGGAGCCCCGGTCGATCGCCTGCCGGGAGATGGTCTGCTGACCCGCCGCGGTCTGCACGTTCTCGGTCAGCAGCGTGTCGTCCATGTCCTGCTCGGCCACCGCGTCGTTCTCGTTGGCCTGTAGATCCACCTCGGACGGCGTGGTGATCCGGCTGATGTTCACCGTCATGCCCGCCGCCGGCAGCGGCAGTGTGGTCATCGAGTCCGCGAACGGACGCCGGGCCGCCACCGCCGGCGCGAACATCTCGGTCAGGTACTGCGGGACGGTGAGGCCTGCGAACGCACCGGTGCCGGTCGCACGCTCCAGGTACTGTCCGCGCTCGACCCGCTCCTCTGACATGTGCCGAGCCAGCCGCATCTGTGCGCTCGGGTCCTGGTACAGGAAGTTACGGGTCACGTCCATCAGGAACTCCCGGCCACCCCGGCAGTTGCCCTTGTGATAGGTCCGCTCCTCCGAGCCCACCCGGGCCACCCGGTCGTATGCCGGCTTGGCACCGGCGGTGGTCTTCGGGTCGGACGTCCGCTCCTGCAGCCCGGCCTCGATCTCCCGCTCGGCATCCTGGGCCTCCTTGGCCCGCTGCAGCTTGCTTCCGATGCCGCGGATGTCCGCCTCCGCCGACTTCCGCCGCTTCATCGCGGCCTCGCAGTCGGAGTCCTCCTCCTCGGTCAGGTTCGCCCGGCCATCAGCGCGGGCCTTGGCCAGGATCGACTTCACCTCGGCGACCGAGCGGTCGCGCCGCTTGGTCGCCTGCTCCTGCTCCACCTCGATGGACAGGATCAGTTCCTCAATGGTTGCCATGATCGATCTCCTAGAGACAGCTTTGTTGGCTGCTCCACGTCCGCCCACGCACTTTCCGCCCAGCTGAAGGTGGGCATGCGTATCTGGCGGATTCGGCTACCGATCTGAGGGCCGGAGCGTCCGCGGTGCGTCGGATTCCCGGTCTGAGGGCCGGGTACTGCCTGATCAGCCGATCTGATGGCCGGCTCAGGTATCGAGTAACGCCTGCATGTGGGCGATGCTGCGGCCCTGCCTGGTAGGCGGCGCCGGCTCGGCTGGCGTTCCCAGCTCGGCCGCCACGTCCACGATCTTAGTCCCGGCCACGTCGGCGCGGGCCTGCAGCCGGGCCACCGCCGCGCGGGCGGCACCGGCCGGCAGGTGGTCCAGGTCGGCCAGCACCTCACGCGAGCGCGCCGACACGTCGGTGTACGGGTTCGCGCCGTAGTTCACCGCGGACACGTCGCCGCGGTCGATGTCGGCCTCACTGATGCGGAACTCGCTGAAATCCTCATTCCACCGGCCGGCGCCATCGGCGAGCATGAACGCAAAGGACATCTCAGTGACGTCCTTGTCCTCCACCGCGGTGACCAGGTCCGTCACGTCCTGGCGCTTGGGGTTCAGCCAGGCGTCGACCTTCAGGCCGACATCATCCATCTCCAGCCGGAGTGTGGATTCACGGCCTTCTCGCTCTACCGTGCGGGCCATCGTCAACCCGCGGTGGTTGACCAGGAAAGCCACGTCCGGGCCGGCCGCCAGTGTCCGGTCAAACGCCCCGCGCTCGATGATCTCCATGTACGGGCCGAACGAGTCCCACATCTCGTACGGCTGCTCAACCACACTCGCGTGACCCTCCAGGTGATAGCGCCGCTGGCCGTTGTGCTCCACCAGCTCCGCGCGCATCCGCGCCGGGAACCCGGCCATCCGCGACGCGCCCACGCCCACCGGCGCCGCCCGGCGGGCAACCCGGCCCGACCGGTCACCAGCCGCATCCGTGCGCGCGGCGGCCGCCTGCCGGCGCTCCGCGTCGCTGCTGGCCCGCGCCATCGTCACCGGCATGGTCTCCTCCCGCTTCTGAGCCTTGGCCACGGTCCGCCGCCGCGGAACCGGCGCGGCACGCCGACCGGCATAGCGGAAGTCCCGCAGCTCGTGCCGGTGACCCATCCGCTCCTCAAGCTCCGCGTCCGGCGCCGGCTCGTCATCCACCACCACATCGGCTAGGCCCAGCTCCACCGCCTCATCGGCGAACGCCCACGTCTCGGCCAGCATCAGCTCGCGCCACTCGGCGGTCTCGCCGCCGGCCCGGCGCCGGTAGATCCCGGCGATGTTGTCGCTCTGGCGGTCCAGGAAGGTGGACATCTTGGCCATGTCGGCGGCCTGGCCACGCTCCATGCCGAGCGCGTCGTGGATCATCATCTGGGAGCCCGGGTGCATCCGGATCTCATCCCCGGCCATCGCGATCACGCTGGCGATGCTCGCGGCCAGCGAGTCCACCGAGACCACGATCCTCGCCCGGTGCTGCCGCAAGCTGTTGTAGATGGCGATCCCGTCAAAGACCGACCCGCCGGGTGAGTTGACCCGGACCAGGATCTCCTTGGCCTGGATCTCGTCCAGGTCCCGGGCGAACTGCTCCGCGCCCACCCCGAACGAGCCGCCGACTTCGTCGTAGATCCACACCGTGACCGGCTCGTCCGACTCCTCCGCCTGGTTGCTGATCGCATACCAGGGCAGCCGCACGTCCGCCAACTCGGCCACGCCCAGCCCCTCACGCCGAGCCCGGGCGATGATCCGCGCAGCCGTCCGATCCTTCAGATCTTGCAGCCGGCGCACATGGATGGACTCGGCCACTCAGCTCACATCCTCAAATCGTGGCGGCCGCGGCGCCGGCACCGCCGAGAACGGTGAAACCTGCTCCCACGGCTGCTCCTGACGCTCCGCCCGGGAGGTGGTCTCCAGGTTCACCCGCGGTGTCCCGAACAGGCGCACGAACTCGGCCTCCTGCTCCGGGGTCAGCGGCGCCCGGTTGTCCAGCTCTCGCGCCTCGGACACGGTCATCCGCCGGTGCTTGATCGCCTCGTCCAGCATCTTGGCCCGCTTCTCCGGATCCATCCGCAGCAGCGCGTCGGTGGTCAGCTTGACGAACCGGGGCACCGGCAGCAGCTTGGTCAAGTTCTTCTCGCGCCGGGCCACCGCCGGGCCGAGGTGAAGGATCAGGAAGTCCAGGTGCCGCGAGGTGATGTTCTCGTACCTGACCGAGCCGCCGGCGGACACCGCCGCCTCGATCATGTCCGCCGGCACGCCCAGGAAGCGGGAGATGTCGGCCAGGCCGTACTTGCGGCCCTCCAGCCACTCCATGCCCATCTGCTGGCTCTGCAGCGGGTCGTACTCCCAGTCCCGGCCGTGCACCAGCAGCCCGCCGTGGTCCATGGTCTCCTGGAAACGTGCCTTGATCGCGGTCGCTTCGGCCGCCGGGATGATCTTCGCGATGTTCTTCATCCGCGCCTTCGGTATCCCGCCGCCGCCGAACCAGCTCAGGGCGAAATGCTGGGCCGACAGGTACTCGGACACCGACCAGGCCGCGTAGGCGATCGGAGACAGACCCACCGGCAGACCGGAGACCACGTACTGCCGCTCATGCCACACCTGGTCCGCGGTGTAGTCCTTGCCCTTCACCCGGTACCGCAGCTCGCCGGAGTCCCGGAGCTCCCGCACCGTCCAGTCGCCGAGGGCCTGCAGGTCGATCCGCGACGGCTTGCCGTTGCCGTCCCGCTCGGTCACCAGCCCGAGCACGTTGCCGGCCCGGTCGAGGTCCACCTGGCTCGCGTACATCCAGTCCTGGTAGTCCCACCGCTCGCCACCCGGCTCGACCAGCACCGGCGGCTTCGGCACCTCCACCGGCCGCAGCCCCTTGACCCGTCGGAACACGTCACACGGGAAGGTGGACACCAGGTCTGCGCGGATCCGCAGGCACGCCCACACCGCGGAGTGGCGCATGGCCGAATCGGAGGTCACCGACACCACGCCGCGGCGGCCGCCACCCGAGCGCGACGGGATGTCCCCGTCGAACAGCGGCGGGCCGTCGATCTTCGACACGCGGCGGTGGCGGCTGCGGGTGAACAGGCTCACCCGATCTCGCCACCCATATCCAGCAGCGCCACCAGCACCTCGGCCAACTTGCGAGCCTCGCCATCTCCCAACGCGCCGGACATCAGGCTTTTACCCGTCAGCCGATCGGGGCCGGTGATCGACAGTCGCACGAATGGACCATCCCGGAGCTCCGCCGATGCCGCCGCCGTCGGCGTCGTGCCGACACCTAGAGACACGGAGTCATGCCGCGCTCGGAAGTAGAAGTGGCGGCCATCCGTCAAGGTCCCCTCAGCCTGAGCCGGTGCCGCTCTGCACGTCATCCGCCACCCGGCAACCGAAACGCGATCGGCGCTCACCCGAGCCTCGCCGCCAACTGGGAGCCGCCGACCAGGATGCCGCCGGCGATCGCCAGCCCCCACCAGCCCACCCAGGTAGCCGCGCCGGCACCAACCCCGGCCGCGACCGCCAGCAGGCCCAGCGCGTCGAGTGCATCTGTGATCAGCTCACGCACGCCGGACCTCCTTAATAGACACTCATCATCAGGTCATAGTCCGCGTCGATCACCAGGTGAGCCCGGGTCTCGTACGCCCACCGGGCCACCGTCACCGCCACCACCGGGGCGGTATCAGAGCGCGAGTCCCGCGGCGCCCACGCGATCGTGTCGCCGGACATCCGGGTCCGGGCGCCGGTCACCGACGCGTCCAGATCGTCAGACGGCACCACCCGCAACGTCGCCTGACGCACCGCGTCGATCAGCTGACCGCACGCTGCGGCCATCGACGTGGCGGTGGTCACCGCCAGGTCCCCGCGGTGAGGCTCGTTCGGATGCAGCGGATCCGCACACTTCGACACCTCGCACAGCTCCGGCACCTCGATACCGGCGTCGGTGAGATCCTCCTTCAACGACTGATAGGTGCCGCGGCCCATCCCGATCGCCACCGGGTCCAGCTCGTCCTTGAGCTCCACCAGCCGGCCCACCAGCCATTCGGTACCCGGCCGGTAGTCGATCAGCTGCCCGTGGCCCAGCTCGTCCTCGCGCAGCCCGTACACCGCCACCGCCGCGTAGTCCCGCAGCGGGGAGATGTCCGCG